CTTTGGCACAAGTCCGCCGTTTTTCATAACGAGGTACAAGTAATATTCCTTGCCGCATTGTGGGCATTTGGCTTTACTGCACTTTTTGACTGTACCGCCGTAAAAACCAGGGTCGTTTATACCCGTCACTTTTGCCACGCTTAACAAAGGCGGCTTAATGTCGCTTGCTCCGAATTGGTGTCCACATTCGCATTTGGTGGTTAAAAGATTCTTAGCCATTATCTGTAATACCCTCTTTCCCTGTATTCTTCGGCAGATATTGTCTGCCCTGTCCATCCGCAACGGGGGCAACGGTAGCCGCTTCCGTCACGATAACATATGCTTTCACACCGTTTACACACGCCCTTTTTGCGGTGCATCGTATATACTTCCCTTGTTGTCAGCCTGCGGCCTTTCTCCCGTTCCTCGTCTTTAATGTCCTTTCTTGAAAAGTCGTTGTTTACGGAATGTTCCTGCCACACTTTAAATTTACCACTATCGCCTGAACGCTCTTGCAACACTGTCAATACCTCCCTTTGCTATGCTTTGCGGTTTTTTTGGATTACCGTTCGCTGTTAGCCCTTGCACCGATGGGTTAATGTCTTGGGTTGGTGTTCCCTGCGGCATACCGCCCATAGGCATTCCGGGTTGTTGCTGAATCATTGGGTTCCCCTGCGGTTCAGGAAGGTCAAGACCAACCTTTTCTTTCAGGTACTCCCTATGTTCTTCAGGGGTAAGATCCCCCATTGCCCTTGCTTCTTTTACAGCTCCGTACTTGAATGCTTCATTTTGCGGGATTCCTGCGCCCATTCTCACCTTAACACCTATCATGGCTTTTTCCATAATTGTTTTGCCGTTTTTGTCTGTCGCTTCCATGAACTCGGGCACAGGTTCATTGGGGTTTTTCCGTTTAAACTCCTTAATAAAGGGCTGGTTTGCCCGGATAAGTTTGGGTACGGATTCGAGTAATGATGCCCTGAAGTATACGTATTCATCGGTTTCCAGAAGGTAGAAATACTGTTCTTCCTTCCAGTAATGAACCGCCAGAGCAAGGCAGTATTCAAAGACTTGTCCGAATAAATCTTCAAGAATCGTCTTTTTGTAGTCAATGGCTCCCATGCCCGATTGCTGCAAAGACAAGGCTTCAGTCGCCGTGTCCACGCCTTTAATTCTGTTCCCCATCATTTGGTCACTAAATCGGGTTACTTTTGAAATATCCCTGTCCATTATCCTGTCTCTGCGGTTTGGGATTTCTGCAACCATCTGCGGGGGCTGGATATATCCCACAGATTCCTTGCCGCCATTGACAGGCAGCACAAGCCCTCTTTGGTTCGTCCACATTTCAGGGTCAACACCGGAAGATATGTCAATGAATTTCTGCGGGTTTCCGGTCAGTCTGGCGTTGCTTCGGATCTGGTCGTCATAGTCATTCAGTTGGTCTTGCAGTTCGAGGGATAATTCCGCATCGGATTTTCCCCACGGTGTACCTTCTCTAAAATAGTCAGGGGCGGCGAATACGGGGAACAAAGGTTTGCCGGTTCGCATATCATTTGGGAAATATGGCTTTGTCGGGCGGACATGAGTGTATTTCTTCCACTCCTTGCTGTCATATAGAATTACGCCATCCCCGGACATTTCTACAAATCGCAGTTCATCCCCGGTTTTTTCAAACATGATAATGTGGATATACATTCCGCTGTCGGTTGCGTTCCCGTCACCTTCGCCAAAAAGCTGTGCATCCTCGGTCGGGTTATACCCTGGTGCTATGGCATCGGCAACATCACCGAATTTCCGCTTTGCCCACGCGATAGGCTTTGTCAGAATCATTCCTGCGTATTTCCCGTCCTGCACATGGTAAATATCCACAACATCCTTATCAAAGAAGGTGTAAGCAGGGTGGGAAGATTCGTATTCAGGAAGCCCGAACCCGTCCATGTAATCGGGGTTGAATAGCACCCATATAACTGCTGTACCGAATTTGACAAGCCTCCGTGCGGTTACGTCCATCTTCTGCCTGTGCTTATTGTTTTCCTTAATCCAGTTCAACATCACCCTTGAAGCGTTTAAAAAGGGTCTTGCTGATGGTCTTATGGCATACGGTTCTATTGTGGTGTGTTTGTCCACCATCAGAACAACTTGCCCCTCGATATGGGGATGAACAATATTGGTGTTGGAAGCGGGGTCGTCCTCATATTCAGGTTCGTTTACGTTACCCTCCCAATACCTCTCACATTCCTGCCATGTATCAAATAGCCCCCGGTTGTCCTTGTCATGCCACGAATCGCGGTAGTATTTAAGCATTCTTTCGCCCAACTCCCGCTGTTCCTCGGTCATGAGTTCGCTTTTCATTCGCTCAAAATAGTCTTTAGCCTTTTCTTCCATCTACTTTCACATCCCTTTTCTTTGGCATTGTGGGGTTTAATAGTCCGTCTGCATTGCGGATTTTTTTATATCCGTTTTCATAGGTCACTTTCTCATAGGGCTTTAGGGGGTTTTTAAAACTCGGAACCGCCCTCTCAACCACAAGGGGTCTACGTGGTGCTGGCTTCGCTTGTACTTTGGTGAAATAGCAAAGCAAATACCCGGCAACCACCAATAAACCGCCAATAAAAATATCCATCATCCTACCTTCTTTCCTACGACTTTACCCGGTCGGGCTACCTTCATTTGTGAATAGCCTAAGTCTTTCAGCTCTTCTTTGCTGTAAAATTTCCCCGGGGGTATTGGTCTGTTTGGTATATCTGAGTAAAAATAAACCAGCTTTGTAATAGCTTGACTCATGCTATCCACATCGTCGTCATGCTTGCCTTTTGGAAAGGACGCGCATTCTTCCACGAAGTCACCTACCCATGGGGCTATTGTTTGGCGGGGCAGAAACACGTTCCCGGCTTCAATATGCGGGGCAACGGCATTTACCCTTGACACTTTCCCACCCTCGGGATTTACTGCAATAACCCCGCTAATTTCTTTTTTCAGCATACTTATGAGCGCACTCCCGTTGGCCTTGTCCTCTATCAGAATACAGGTTGTGTCTTTGTGCTTTTTCAGCATATTTTTGATTGCAACAAGGGTTGTAGGGAAGTCCATTCTTGCCTTGTGGCGGTCAATCAGGTACATATTTGCGCCCGTTTTGCCCCACACCTGGATAGAAACAAAGTCGTTTTTCTCGCCATCCTTAAAAGCTGCATCTATACTGATTACCTTGTACTGCATTTGTGGAAGAATATCGTAATACTTCCACCATTCTCTTTTTAGGATATTGCCTTCCATGCTTGTTGGTCTGCCCTGGTACAGGGAATTAAACAGGGAAGGGAATTGCTTGATTTCACGAATGAAGTCATAGCCGTATTTTTCAGGCCATAAAGGTTCACCTATCTTCCTGCCTAATAGGTCATTTTCTTCCGCTTCAAGAGGAAGGTTGATTACTTTCCACGGTAATGGTTCTCCGTATTCGGGGTTCAGTAACCGCCCTACAAGATCGTCTTCGTGCCAACGTGTCATAATGACAATACATATCCCCGGGGGTTCTATACGGCTTTTGACTGAGTATAGCCACTCTCTCCATATCTTTTCCCTCTGCACTTCTGAATTGGCGTCCTCGTCGTTTTTAACGGGGTCGTCGATAATCATTAGGTTTGAACCTTTACCAGTTATTCCGGCAGTAATACCACGGGCGATTGAACCGCCACGGGTTCCCTTGATGTTCCAATCTGTTACACTTCGGGTGTTTGGATCGAGTTCTATCTCAAATAATTCTTTACCGTATTGGTCTACCTTATCTCTATTCTTCCTTGAAAAGTCGGTTACAAGGTCGTCTCCGTATGCAACCATAGCCACTCTGTCGTTAGGAAAACGCCCTAAAAAATATGATGGCAGGGTTTCTGTGACGTTCATTGACTTCCCATGTCGGGGAGGAATTGACAGAATTATGTATTGGTTTTCCTGCGGTATCTTCCCGTCCACCATATCCTGCCGCTTATTTATGGCTTCGTTGATAACGTCGCATATGAATTTACCATGGCGTGTATATTTATACATATCGCCGTGGACGTATTCAACATAT